ACAAATAGTAATAAACAGAACAGAGATAAACAGGTGTGTTAGTTGCTACCAAAGTATCCCAATCAATATACCAAGTCATATCGTCTGTTGCTGAAGAATAGTCTACATCTGAAATTTTAATATAAGGGTTAAAAGTAGGAACACTAACAGTATTTTGTCCGACATTTTGAACTGTAAAAAAAACAATATTTGCTGTTGGAGGCAGTCCCATCGCTTGAGTAACTTGAATTTGTCCTGCTGGTGTAGACAAAACAGTAGCATTATTTCGAATTGCCTTGACTAAAAGAGGTGGGATTTCAAATCCAGTTGGAATAAAAGATGGATAAAATGGTGATGAAGGTTGAAGAGGTTCTAAATCCTTGATAGACATTATACTATATTGCGACAATAAAATTGGTGGATAACCCGTAGTAAATTCGGTTATTAATTCCGATAGAGCAAGGAGAAGAATTAACAGAAGTTGGTGCGCCTTCAAATCCGTAATTAATTGTATAAGAAGCACCATTATCTGTAATACAAGCAAAATATCCTTTGTCAGCTGTAACGTAAATTAATCCATCTAAACCGATAGTAGGTGGAGACAACTTCCTTGGATCAGTAGGCAGAGTATTAACACTCCAGTTTATAAATCCTGATGCTCCATTATCAGTAACTGCAAAAACTCTGGAATTAGTACCAGTTGAAGCATTGTTACTTACATATATTGTTCCATCTAATCCAAGACCCAGCACTTTTCTTAATGCTACAAGAGATAAGGTGTTAAGAATCCATTTTATAGTTCCCGAAGTTCCATTATCCGTTACAGCGTATATATAAGTAGTGGCACTGGTTAAATATATTGTTCCATTTTCTCCAATAGTAGGAAAACCTGAACCTGTCCCAACTGCTATACTCCATCTCAGGACACCAGCAGATGTCAGAGCGTATAATATAGCATTAGACGTTGCGTAGATAGTAGAACCATCAGACGTTATTGCTAAATATGTAATATCGTTGTAAGTAGTGAAAACCCAATTTACAACACCATTTTCATTCAGAGAGTAAATTATTCCTGTTCCTGATACGTATATTGTTGGAATGCCGTTAATATCGTAGTGAAGTAATGGTGGTGAAGGAGCAGTTAATGGAGTAAGATTTGTTGTCCAAACAACAAACGGAGATGCCGTATTAATCTCTGCAATGCAATTTATAACATCTGTTCCAACTCCGTATAATAAATTTCTGTTACCTAATGTTGGCGGATTTAAATTAACAAAACCAGTATCAACAGACCAAAGAAGAGAAGCGGAAGATCCGTTATCAACAACAGCTAAAATTTTTCCACTATCTTCAGAAATATACAGAATTCCAGTGTCACCGATTAGAATAACATTTTCGTTAAAACTTGCTCCGACAGGTGGAGCAAAAGTCCATTTTATAGTAGGTTGAGGAGAAGCAGGAGGTCCCGATACTTCAGATTGACGACTATTTTGGTTTGTATCATTATAATAACCCAACAATGCTGTAAAATCAGGTAAAGGAAAAGCAATCAATTCAACAGACCAGTCTGTAATATTTTGAACGCCTGAATTGTAAGTAGTAACTTTAATTTGATTTACTGTAGCACCATACTCCCAGCAAACCATTCCAAATGGATCAACCCCTAAATAATCATACGAATCATCCAGATGAAGTGTAACAACTACTCTACTTAAGTAAATATTTATAGGTGAAAAATCAAATACGGTATCTTGTAGTCCCTGTCCTGCTAACATTGTAGGAACACCACCAGTTGATGTAACAGAACGTTTTGAAGATTTAAAAGTTTCAGATCCAAAAGTAGGAAGAGTTGGAATCGTAAAAGGCAAAGTAATGAAATTAGATGGATACGATGCAGGCTCTTGTAGTAATCCGTGAATTGACATTATATAAATAAGGGTAGATTTTTATTTATATAATAATAAGTTTTCTATTTAGATATATCTTAGAAGATGATTAGAGGTATTTGTGAAGCCGAGACGCCATTGATTTTCCACCAGAGTGTCCCATTCCCACCATTCCTGCATCAGGTCGCACACCTGACATCAAATGCTTCGATGAAATAAAGGGCATTCGCTTGATAGCAGAGGCCATCCCGTGAGCCAATTTGCCTCCGATCATTCGGCGGTATACCGCTTGTTCTACAGGTCGCACATCACGCTTCTCCTTAGCGTCCAACACCATTTGCTTCGTCAAAAGACCAGTGTAGATGTTAGAAGAGCCAGACACCGTTGTAAACACACCAGAGTTGCAGCAGATGACCACAATTTCAGGCTGGAATGTAAGTGCAGTGTTATTTCGTAAAGTAATATTGAATTGAAACAGGTATTGTCCGATAGAACCTGAAGACAAGTAATCAGCAAGTGAAAGATTTTGCGCAGGAGATAATATAAGGATTGAACCAGTCGTAGCAATTGATGTTCCTGTTCCAGTTCCAGCTACAGAAGTAGTATTTGCTAAACCAGAGAACTCAACCCAAGCTTGAGTAGAGCCGTTAGCTACAGAGATGCGCCACAGGTCGTTCTGAGTAGCAGACGCCAAAAGACCCGAAGCGTTGTTGAAGTTGCAAGAAATCTGAGAAATTTCTAAGAAACTTGCGCTGTCCTTGACGGTCTGCTGAGACATCGGCACACGAGCCGTAATTATAAAATAATCTGGTATCTGATTGAGCTGGATATTTTGACTGGAGATTGTCGCAACAGCTTGAGGAACCAAAGCAGGGTTATTCGTAGAAAGAGACAAATAACGGGGAAATTCCTGATAGGGCAATACATTTCGCACTGGGATAAGGTCAGAAGGTTGAGTAGATAAGAAATTAAAAAGCAGACGGGTGCCGACAAATGGCTGAACGGCCGCAGCAGGCGCCGCACCTGTAATAGCAGGGCAACCAAGAGAAGGCACTATAACCCAAGAATTAGCAGAGGAGAAAGCTCGCTTGCAAGTGGTATCAATATTTGCTACAAAGTTCATTGTATTAACACCGCTAAAGCCTTGCATATTGTAGCAAGGGTCACCGAATATAATAGGAGACAAGAACAATGGTTCAGTCAAAAGGGCAGACACACACACCACCCATCTCTCACCAGCAGCACCAGTAGCAGTGGAAGATCGATCAACGTAGTTAGCACCACCAGCAGTCGTAAATCTGTAAAGACGCACATTAGCAGGGAAAGCGCCACGAGGAGCTTGATCCACATCGTAAGACTGGTCAGAATAATTTCCTAAAGGGTTGTTATTAGCACCGACACCATCAGCGTAATCCAAATACGACTGATCAGGAAGAGTAGGTGTCATCCCGTTGTAACGGTATAATTCTCGGCTGTCATTAAGACGGAGTAAGGGGTCAATCACATCTTGTAAATTGATAGAGACGTTGCAGTTGTTAATGGTGGAGGTCAAAGTAGTCATCAATTTTGCTAAAGGAAAGGCTTGGAATGCCTCAGTAGATCCGTAGTCAAAAGCAGACTGCCCCCCAGTCACACCCGAAATAGCAAAGGACATACTTAACTCAGATTGCAGTAAAATTTCACGACTGATTACAATACTCTCACTGGGAATCTGACAATTGAAGACCATATTGGATGCCGTAGCTGTTATAGCTTGGTATTGCTGGTAGGTCACATTTGAGCCTCCAGATTGGACAGCGTAACTTAGTTCATCGGTGATGCCGAGGCGACTATCTCTGATAAGGACGGTTCTGAAATCGGAAGACATTATATAAATAAGTAAATATAAAAAAATATTCTGAACGATTTTATATTTAATTCGAATTGCCCCAACTTTTGCCTTAGCTTTTCCTAAAAGCTAATTTAATGGGAGGCTGAACCTTTGCGAGTGAACATTATTTTAATGCTACAGGAGCCACCGCTATTCAATTGCATTGGGAAGAATTCCCCTAATTTGGATTTCCAGAAGACGCTAACATCTATCTGACTGATCGGTTGGTTCCCGAACAGATCGACTAATCTTATCTGCGTTGGAATGTAAAGGAGACTTGGCTTGTAAACTCCGTTATCAGCTACAAAATCAGTAATGATCTGAGCAAAATTTGCATTGTTACCATCATTAGCGTAAACAATGCCGCCTTCAGCAAAAATAAGAGGTGCTGACAGCTGATTAGGAACGATAGGAAGAGTTGCACTCGTAAAGACGATAGAAGAGATGGGTGTCCAAGATGCTACAGTAGAATATTCTTGAAAGACTGTTGTTGCTACATATTGCAAGGCAACAGGAGCAGAAGTAGGGAGGTAAATAGTCTGAGCCCCGTTGAAATTACCGATCGCCAATTGAAAATTTTTACCGTTAGTAACGCCTTGAGTTCCGTAATTGATGGCGACAAAAGAAGCTAACAAATTTGCTAAAGGGGAATTAAAATAAATGGAAATAGGATTAGGAACAATTCCAACAGGAAAATTGTCGTAGAAGGCACTCTCTGCGTAGACCCCAGCGCAGTTATTATCCGTATTCCAGATGATAACAGGAGAGTTAGATAAAGCTACTGCAGGAAATGCAGCGATCAACAAAGCGTGAGCGCTATCAAGAGCAGCTTGAATCAATTGTATCACGTAAGTATAATTAAAAGCGTAATAATATCCTGTAGAATTGTCCTGCAACTTGTTAAAAGTCTGATTGGGTGCTGATGGTTCAGCAGCAAAAGCATTTTGAGGTGACCAGATAATATCGACTTGAAAATCTACTCCTAAATAACTCAAGGTTACGGAATAAACGGTTAGATTAACGTTGGGTTGATTCGGTTGGATCTCTGGGACAAACAAAGGCAGAGTGTTGGTATCCACTTGAAATCTAATGATGCTAAAATAATAGTCACCGCTGTTATTAATGAAAGCATTCTGACGTTGTTCCTTAAAAGATATAATTGGAGGCTGACTTGTTTGCGACAATACATTGCAGATCTGAATGTCGTAGTAGACCTTATCAGGATTGTTATCTCTCTTTACTTGACTTAATTGAGACATCTATATATT